TTAGGTCTTTGTATCTTGGAATTAAGCTCTTGCCAATCTTACTATAAACCTTATTCGCAAGGGGTAGAACGGCATCGGTGTACATCTGCTGCCTCGCCTCTTTTAAGTTGGTGTAGGTCTTACCTACCTCGCTATTGAATAGCTGAGATGGTACGTGATAGATGTTGCACACATCTAAAAGAGTCATCTTCAGAGTGTCCATTATTGCCAAGTCAATAGCTGACAATCCGAAGTTGATATAATCTAAGTTTCCACTTGTTACCGCTATTGTGCCGCTGTTGGATGTTCCCGACATCTTCCTAAACTTGTCCTCAAGGTTCTTTTGTTGGTCGGCTTCTAAGAACGCCTGCTCCATGCCGTTCCCCTTGTCGAACAAAACCCCAGGAGGGCCCATGTTATCCAGCCCCTTCTTGTTCGCTTCATAGCCCGAGTTTCCTGTCTGCACACTATTCCAAGCCGCTCTGATAGGGCTCATGCCGTAACGCTCCTGACCTTCGCCATACATATATTGAGCGTTCTTCAGGTGTATAATCTCGTCCTTTCCGAACTTCTGATAATCTCCACCCCTCCAAAGGCTAATCTCATAGCCGCTTATAGGCTCGAAGTAATTACCACCCACGACATCTGTAAATTGAGATGGTAATACATACATCCCTATCGGCTTACCTGCGTTTGGACCATCTTCAGGAGCTTGAGTGTAGATGTAGCTGTTGCCCGTTAGCATCAAGTAGCCTGCAATCTGCTCGATAAAATCTAGCTTGCTCTGTTGGTCGTTGGGTGAGTACAGACGATCAAGCAGCTCATGTTCTAAAATCTCCTCTTCCTCTCCGTACTTGTTCTTAATGCAAATCTTCACATCAAGCTCTGATGCCTTTTGAGCTATCGCACTGACAACGGCATAAACATCTGGGTTTTTTGCGTATCCGTACTTAATGTACGAGTCCTCTTTATCATCGTGCCAAATAGGACCGACTCCCAAGTATTGAAGAGCCGCGTAGTACTTATTTGTGAGCTTCTCAGCTTCTTTTATCTGCTGAGGTGTCATTGATGGACGGATGCCCAGTGCTTTTTGTACAATCTTCTGTAATGCGTTCATATATGGACTTCTCGCGGCTTCAAAGTATTAGCGTAGCGAATAGCATCAAGAGCGTGGTTATAAGAATCAATTGGCCTCTCAGGTGACTTAGGTCTATCGTCCTTGTCCATTTCCCAAGCATACCAAACGACCTCTTCCCACACATTCTTACTATTTGCAGTTACAAAGATACGCAACGCCTTAAGCGCATGAATCCCGTGCCTTACACTATCCTTTAACTTCTTAACGCCTATCGCATTGAATCCGTACCTTCTAAGCTCTGCAATACTTCGAGGTTCTGCACTATCACATACTATCGTATCTTGATTCGTTACCCCTGCGGAGCGTAAGCGTTTAACCAAAAGGTCTATTGTAAGTCCCTTTTCATAAATCAATTCTTGAATGTATCGCTTGTCATTCTTTCGCCCTAGTTTAACTACTGCGGTTGGATCATTGGTAAATCCGAAGTCTATGCCTATGGTGATGGAGCTGCATTCTTCCCAATCTATTGCCTCTACTTTTTGAAAGTGGGTGAAGATTTGTCCCTTTCGCCCTGCTGACCTTTGCCCCTCTCCGTAAACCTTCCAATAGTCAGGGTCTATCTGCTTAAATCGCTCTATCTCTGCTATAACAACATCAGCAAGGTGTGGATTGTCTTTGTAGGTGGTGACTAATGTCTTTGCATCGGGTCTTGTTTGCACATCGTTGTAAATCCAGTGCATTGGGTCAGATGGGTTGAAATCAATAATTGCGCAGCCTGTTGTTCTAAATAGCAACTGATTCCACCCCTCTAAACTTATTTCGTTTGCCTCGTTTACAAATAGTATGTCACGCTTTCGCCCTCGCACCTTTTGCGGCTGGTCTAAGCTTATGAACTCAACCATGTTCCCTTCTAAAAGATAGGTGCTCTCGGTTTTGTTGTGGTTGTTGGGGTCGTAAGCCTCGAAGCTATTTAGAATGTCGATAAAGTCACGAAGCACCGATCCACGAATGGCAGGGTATGTAGCCCTAGCTATTGTAATGACCATCCCTGCATTGGGATATTTGTAACAAAGCTCAATAAGAAATTGAATTGTTGAATACGTTTTGCCAGACCTTGTCCCCCCTTGCAATACAAGAATGCGGCTCTTTAGATAGTTGTCACGTAAGAATAAAAGATTAGGATTGGCTTTCATTATTCATCCACGGGGGAAGTATTTTCTTTAGCTCATCAACGTGAGCGTTTACATTTTGGTCAGGCCGACCAAACAACCTATCAAAAACCTCTTTGCGAGCTTTGTCATTACCATCCTTCGCATCTATAATTGTCTTTTCCCAAATCAGTCTAAGATCTTCGTCGCTGATGTTATCACGGAAAAAAGTGCGGTAGGGGTTCTTACGCCTGTCAACTCCCTTTGCTTTTGTGCTATGCCCTGCCATAATAAATTGTAACTATTATGCAAAGCTACAAATTAGCTCGTAAATCGGCTTTTAGCTCTTCAATATAAGCCATCCTATCGTCAACGCCTGTCAAGTGGCAAAGGAAGTCACCCCTCTCATATTTTGCTCTTGTGCTTATTTCCTTTTTGCTGCACATGGTAGCATTCATCGCTGTTCGCTCTAAGATTGTAACCTCGTTCTTTAGGGGCGTCTCCCTCAACACCTTGTGAAAGGCGTCTTGCTCCCAACAGCAGAACTTACGGAAGGCATACATCTTTTTGTACTTGTCCATCTTCTCAAAGAACTGATAGGCTTCGGGCTTGTTCCTTGTCCAGAAGTTACCGCAGCTTACAAAAACCTTATCTGAGATGTCAGGGGCGCACCAATCCTCTGAAATGGTGAATGCCGTACTTCTTGGAGGTGGGCAGGCCGCAGGGTTTGTGACGAAGCTATCGGCATCTAACCACAAAACAGCTTCATAGTCCTTTAGGTAGCTTTGAATAATATCTATCTTTTGCCAACTTGGATGGCACTCTTTCGTGTAGTCGTTATCCTTCACGTCGATTAGGTCCCATTTGCAATACTTCGCAAGCGCAACCCTACTCACTCGCGTAGCCTCTAAAATATGCTCTTGGGCTTTATTGGCTCCAGATAAGATCAGCTTCATGAATGCTTCTCCATTATCTCAAGGATTCTAGGTATTCTCGCTTCCCATGAATGGTTCACCCTTGTGTACTCTGCCACTTCTTTAGGTGTAGGGGTGTCGCTGTATTCATTCGGGTAGCCGTATTGAACATATGGGTGTTCTGCGCTTATGTCTACGTCTGACATCTGACAGATAACCGCTCCACAGGCTTGCGCTCTTATAACCCTATCAGAGTAGAATAAAGGTCTGTCAAAGTGATCAAGGTTTAATGCGTATCTGTTCAAGTTGTAAATCACTCGCTCCATGTCAGGCGTAGTGCGCATGGTTGAATTGCCCCACTTACTTCCCCATGCCTTTAATCCTTTGTCAAGATACTTATTTACGACCTCAGCCCTTCTCTTGCTTTCAGGGAATCGATCAATGTAGTTATTGCCTAAAAATACAACTCCCTTCCCTCTTCGCTCTCTTTTGTCTAAATAGTAAATTTCAGGATCGTAGCCTATCTGTAAATAGTCGGCACTTAGTCCTTTTGCTTTGAAGGTGTCGATGTCTGTTCCGTTTGTAAAGCAGGTCACGTTAAAGAATGGTCCTAGCTCTAAATACCAATCTATGTTCTCCCGTACATCCCCTGTCCAATTCAAAACAAACGCGCCCAAACTCCTGAGTTTCTCGATAAGCTGCCTTTCGACTATACCTGGGGTCTGTATTTGCATGAATACAAGGTCTGGCTTGAACTCTTCAGCCTCTTTCGTCACTATTGAGGTGAGGTAGATTAGCCTTTCAGCCTTTAATCCCCTCCATTCAATTCGCCTAACTTCATGACCTTTTGCTCTAAATGCTTTGTCAATCTCAGGGCTTCCTAATGCTACGTGCAGTACTTTCATTTTAGGTGTATTGGCCTTACAAGGTAGTAAGGCGGTTCAATTTTCTTGGTTTCTTTGGTGTATGTTCTAAATTCAGTCTTGTGCAGATGGAAGCAATGAATTGAGAATACGGGATTCATAACATGATACCCTGCTTTGTTGATGAGGTAGGCTATTCTATTATCACATCCAGGTAATCCAAGATAAAAGTCGGTGTCTACTTGTAAGTTTTTCGGCTTACCCCTAAAAATCCAAACGTCTTGACTCCAATGGCCTTTGGGGTGGATTATATCGCCTTCTCTCCTTGTGATAGCGTAGCATTGCCATTCCTTTATCTTTTGGGCTAAGTGTATAGTCTGATCGAAGTAAAGATCGCTGTTAGCTATTACGTTGATGCAATCATCTTCACAAAGATTGAAGAGGTCTAAATAAGTCGCTCGAATGTTTGGGCTTGTAACCTTTTCAAAGATGTTGGCGTTGATTTGCTCGCACCTTTTAAGTTCTTTATTTCTGTCTTCGTTCTTTGATCTCCAATAAGGTGTGATTAAGTGCAATTTCATATAACCCTCAATTTCTTACACCCTTTGATGTAGTTGCCTTGCTTAAATAATTCAGCTATTACTTCAAGCCTTCTAAGCTGTGTCATACTTAAATCGTAATCGCTTAGGGGTGTCAGCCTTTCGTCTACCTTTCCTGGTGCTTCAAATAGTGCATCGTGAACCATTTGCCGAAAGTCATCATATAAGATAGCATATGAAAGAGGCCATTTGACGTAATCAGCACAGGACAAGTTGAAGTGCCGCCAAGCTTTACACGCTTGCAGGTACATTTCCATCCGTCTATTTTCTCGGAAGCTCACCCTCTTAGCTCCTTTGCTTTGTTTTCATTTTTCCTTTGGTTTTTAAATATGCTTCCAAAGCTTTCCAGAACGAATGGAAGAAACTTGCGATTGAGCTATCCCGTAAATCTTAGCAATCTCCTGTTGTGTCATTCCCTGATGTCCATACTTAATACGTTCAGCGCACTTTCTGGTTAGTTTTGACTGACCGTTTTTTTCGCCTTTTGTGGGAATTATCAATCCAATATCATAAGCGTGTTTTGTATTTTGTGAGGCCGTGCAATGCTCAAGATTTTCAATGCGGTTATCCGCTTTAATCCCATTGATGTGGTTCACCTGCAAATCTGATTCGCCAGCAAATACAAGCATAACAAGTCTATGGACTTTATGATTTTTCTTTTCTCCTTCTTTACATAAATCTACTCGCGTATACCCATACCTGTCTTTTTTAAACTTAAGAACCCTTTCTTTCCCCCATTTCAAGCTCTTAACCTTTCCTAAGCTTGATACTTGATACGCACCCTCGTAATTAGGGATGTCTTTCCAGATTTCTTCGCTCATCACCCTCTCAATTCCTTTGCTTTATTTTCGTACCACTTTATCTTTCCTAGCTCATCTGAAAGCTCTTGGCCTTCCTTATGCCCCAACCTCATCCGATACTTGAAAGCGCACATCTGGCAGTGCTTGGCAACGGCATCTTTTCCCCATATGAATA